GCTAAATCTTGGCGTTGAGCAACGTCTTCCGCGGTGCGTGGGAAAACAGCTCCGTCGTGGCGAGGGAAAACAGCTCCGTCGTGGCGTGGGGCAACAGCTCCGTCGAGGCGTGGGAAAACAGCTCCGTCGAGGCGTGGGGCAACAGCTCCGTCGTGGCGAGGGGCAACAGCTCCGTCGTGGCGTGGGGCAACAGCTCCGTCGTGGCGTGGGGCAACAGCCAAGTTGTTGACGCGCATAGACGAGGCAACATAAAGGTCTCCGGCAACGCCCGCATTGTGTATAACCCCGACAATATCACCGATTGGGCGTCGGCAAACGGTATCACCATAACTGAAGGCAAAATCAGACTGTATAAGGCCGTACATAAACGCGATGGCAAATACGTTGCCGATTGGGATAACGATTTTATATATACCATCGGCGCGGTCGCCGAGGCAGATGGGTTCACCACCGACCCCGCGGAAGATTGCGGGCAGGGAATACACATGGCGACGCTGGGATGGTCTGCTGCGTATGGGCGAGGCTGGGGAGATATAGCGCTGCTAGAGCTTGAGGCCGACGCAGACGAGATAGTCGTGCCGCTGTACGAAACCGGCAAAGTTCGCGCCCCGAAAGCGCTGGTTATCCGCGAGGTACCGTTGGGAGAGGCGGGCATTATGGGCAAGATTCTGGCGAAGAGGAGGGCGAATAATGGATAAAGACTTGATGTTCTCGTCCGCGACGTGCGAGTGGGCAACCCCACCGGAACTGTTTTTGGCGCTGGATGCGGAGTTTGGTTTTACTTGCGACGTATGCGCCACAGCTGATAACGCAAAGTGCAAGGAGTTCTACGCGCCGGAACAAGACGGGCTTGCGCAGGAGTGGACGGGCGTATGCTGGTGCAATCCTCCATATGGCCGTGAGATTGGCAAATGGGTACGCAAGGCAGCGGAAAGCCGCTGCACCGTCGTAATGCTTCTCCCGTCGCGCACGGATACAAAATGGTTTCACGATTACATATATGGCAAGGCGGAGATCCGCTTCATAAAGGGACGGCTAAAGTTTGGAGATGCAAAAAACTCGGCTCCGTTCCCGTCAATGGTAGTAATTTTTAAACGCGAAAGCGAGAAAGGATAATTTATGAATTACAACGATATGCAAAATGCTAAAACCTGTGCGCCATGCGATGGCGTGAATGCCCAGTCTATTCCCGAACCGCTCACTGGCATGATGGATCAGGCAAATAATATGGCAGACGAAATTCTGGAGCAGGTAAACCGCGTGAAAGAGCTCCTGCTTGCCGAGAGTACTCCCGACGAGGAAAAGGCTTCTCCTCGGTGCTTCCGCGATGCTGTCAGTCTTCAGGTTTCGACGCTTAGGAAAATCGGGATCGAGCTGGTTGAGATCATGCAGGCGTTGGGGGTGTGAGGGGCTTGATGGACTGCTTCAATCATTCTTGCCCATTCCGCAGCAACGAAACCAGCAACGTGCAGCGTTGCGAGTGTTTGGCTTGCCCAAACAGATGCGGCCGGAGTGTACTGATATCGTCTGACCGCACCTTGACCGACGATGAGCTTGCAAGGATTAATACGGAACGGGCTAACGACGCCGACTACGGTGTTGGTATTTACTGCTAAGGAGGGCTAAATGGCTGAATACATAGACAAGGAGAAACTGCAATGAGATTTAAGGCGGCAAAAACAACAGACGAATTCATGTTGATACCAACATTCGGCTGGATAAATGAGCGCTATTATTACGGCTATCCGGTTATCGCCATTGCCTTTGCGTGGCTGTGCTGGCGGTGCAAAATCGAAATCGGGGTCAAGAAGTATAGGAGGTAAATTATGGCTGAAAGAAACCTTGTTGCGGTCAGTATCAAGCATACGATATACGGTTGGAAGTTCGGTATGCCGTGCTGGCTGTGGGGAAGCAGAACAAAAGACGAAGAGAAGCGGTCGTTTGGCGGTTATACACAATATCCTAACAACGCAGAAGTGTACTCACTCGAAGAGTGGCAGGAAAGCGATTATGGTGCTGGCGATGTATGCAAGGTGGATGAACCGGTACAGATGTGTATCGGTTTTTGCAAGAAATACAAAAAGTACGACACCGTACTTGTTCCACTCGATCAGTACGTCAAATACTGCGAGTGCGCTTGCTTGCCACTGGATAAACCAAAGGAGGGCTGACAATGGCTGATTACATGGACCGAGAAAAGCTGCTGGCCAAAATCGACGAGGCATTTTTTGAAACTGATCCCGACGGGAAAGAACAGATAGGCGTGTTGAAATGCAGGGCAATTATCCGCGAAATCCCCGCTGCTGATGTTGCGCCGGTGGTGCATGGGCGGTGGATTCGTCCGCACTGGAAGAACAGTAATTATTGTTATGACTGTTCGGAGTGTGGCGGGGAGGCAATGCACAGAGACTATCAGTGGGCTAAAGATGGCATCTACCCTATCTGCCCCAACTGCGGCGCGAGAATGGACGGTGATGCGGAATGAAAGGAATAACCTACTGCGGAGAGTGTGCCGACTACGACCACAAAAAGCATCGTTGCAAGCGCGGAGCGAACCGCGAAAGCAATCCACAAGACAAGTTTTACGATGATTGCCCGTTGCCGGACGTGGAGCCGGTGGGCTGGATCAGCGTCAAAGACAAGCTGCCGGAGCCGGAAACCGAAGTTCTGGCGGTGTGTGTGCGGAACGGCTACCGCTTCATCTGCCCCGTGATTTTTGAGGACGGAACCATGCTGACGCAAAACAGCATGTGGAACTGGTATGAGTTGTGGAATTATGGGACGTACAGTGAAGAAAACGATGATTTCTTTGTCCCTGAAGGTTGGTGGGAAAATCGGCAGTTCACACCGGACGACATATACAACAATCCCGTGGATTGCACGGTCACTCACTGGATGCCGCTCCCCGAACCCCCTAGTGGCATGGAGGGAGGAGACAATAATGCAGATGATTGACCCGAAGAGCAAAAGCAACCTAGCGTTTGTTTCGCAGCTCGCGTATGACCAGATGCAGCGGATACCGACCGTCGACGCGGAACCCGTTGTGCGGTGTAAAGACTGCCTTTATTGGGAAAGCGCTATTGGGTTCTGCCATCAGAACTCGCAATATTATAACGGCGGCGAAAGCTGGGATATATACCAGCCAGACGACTTTTGCAGCCGTGGAGAAAGGAGAACCACATGATACATTGGCTATGGGCGCTCGCGGCGTTTATCCTCGGCGGCTCGCTTGGTGCCTTGATAATGGCCGTCATTATCGGAGGGAGCCGCGGCGATGAGTAACAGCCCATCTCCCCCCTCCCCGTCAGAGCGGGCGCAGGCCGAGGCTCTTTACCTCGAAAACCGGCGAACCGTCGGGGATGTCGTCAAGAAGTATTACCGGCAGTATCTCTTTGACGATGACGTCATGCAGGAAGCCCACCTTGCCTTCTGGCGCGCCTGCTGCGCCTATGACCCGTCGCGCGGCAGTCTCTACGCTCTGGCCGTGCGGTATATCCTCAACGAGATACGCCGCCTACATATGATGGCCAACCTGCAATACAGGACGCCGCCCGCGCCTCTTATCCCGCTCGACGCGCAGGCGATGGACGGAGAAGGCTCGCCCCTGCATGAGATGTACGGCGTCCAGCCCGATACAGGCTGGCTCGACAGCAAGGCTTTCCTTGCCTCCCTCTCGGATAGAGAGCGTCAGATCGTGCAACTCGCCTATTGCGGCTACTCTCAAAGGGAGATAGCCGCCCGCATGGGCGTTTCCCGCCAGTGGGTAAGCCAGTGCATACGACAAGCCCGCACGAAGTTCGATAAGTGCATATAGGAGGACTGATATGATACAAGTAGCAAAAGACAAAGAAACAGGTCTTTACATCACGGAAGGCGGCGAAGTTCTGAAGCCGGTTGGGCAATGGCCAGACAAGAACGGCTACAAGTACGTGACAATAAACCACAAAAATTACCCCGTTCACCGTCTCGTAGCAATTAACTATGTTAGCGGTAAGAGCGATGAGAAAAATGTAGTAATGCACAAAGATGACAATCCGGGGAACAATGAGAAAAGCAACTTGGAGTGGGGAACGTATTCGCGGAACAATTATGATGCTTATGCGCATGGGCTGAAAACGCGAAACGTTAACATCCGTTGCGTTGAAACCGGAGAGTTGTTTTATTCAGCGCGCGACGCTGCGAGAAGGATGTTCGGTATTCCCAAGAGGGGCGACCACATTCTGCAAGTAATAAGAGCTGATAGATCAAAGGCTTACGGCTTTCATTGGGAGGTGATGCCCCGATGATATTCATCGGAATATAGACCCAGGCAAGAAAGGAGCGCTTGCCGTCATAGATACGGAAGCCCCTGCCCCCTTCGCCGTCCCCTTCAGCGAGAGCGGCTATCTCGACGCGTTGCGGGACATAGACCCCGGCAAAAGCATAGTCGCCCTTGAGAAGGTCGCCGCAATGCCCGGACAGGGCGTCACGAGCATGTTTAACTTCGGCTGCGGCTTCGGGTGGATACAGGGCATACTCGAAGCTCTGCGCTTCCCGTATGAGCTTGTAGCGCCTCAGAGATGGAAAAAGGCTTTCGGCGTCACGAGCGATAAGCACACCAGCATCCGTGCCGCCCAGCGGCTCTTCCCCGGCGTGTCGCTGCTGGCAAGCCCCAGATGCCGGATAGAAAACGACGGCATGGCAGAAGCGCTGCTCCTCGCCGAATATGCCCGCCGCAATCTCGGCAGAAATACAAATGTCAAGGAGGAACAGCATGTATAAACCAACGCTTGAAGTAGTCCTGGACCCCGGCGCATATATGCCCCGTCAGGCGCACGAATTCGACGCGGGCTTCGACCTGTTCAGCCCCATAGATACCATCCTTTGGGGCGGCAATACCATCACCATCGACACCGGCGTACATATCGCGCTCCCGCCCGGAACCGTCGGCATGATAAAGAGCAAATCCGGCCTCAATGTCAAGCATGACATTCTCTCCGAGGGCGTCATCGACGCTGGCTACACCGGCTCCATCCGCGTCAAGCTCTATAATCACAGCTCCGTCGGCTATGATATTCGCAAGGGCGATAAGATATCCCAGCTCGTTATAATGCCCGTCCTGTACCCTGCCCTGAAGCAGGTGGAAGCCCTTGACCCGACCGAGCGCAGTTCCAACGGCTTCGGGAGTACCGGAAGATGAAATACGATCTTGACGTCAAGCGCATCAAAACCGAAATGCGTCTGCAAGACCTGTCACAGGCGGATATCTGCCGTGCCCTCGGCACAGACCCGTCGAACCTGTCCCGCCTCCTCCGCCGCGGCACTGCCTATACCGACACGGTGGCGCAGCTTTCGGGCGCTCTGCGCGTGTCGCCCGGCGATATCGTCCCCGCCCTGCGCACTCCGCGTAAGACCTTGGGGCAGCTCCTGTCCGCCGCCGTTATCCGCAGTCACAAGTCGCTTTTGGAAATCGCCGAGCTCGCGGACATCCCCGTCCGGGCGCTGCATAAGTGGGAGACGGACGAATCATATCCGAACCTGCTCGACGCCTGTTCGGTCGCCGACGTCCTGGGCTTGTCGCTCGACTCTCTTACAGGGAGGGCAGTGCAGTGACGCTTTACCTCTGCGCCAAGTGCAAAACGGAGCTGCTGCTGGAGCTTGAGCCGGTCGAGTCGAAGAGCGCTCCGGAGAAGAAGCCCTGCCAGTTCTGCGGCCGCTCCGCCTATGGCGATACATATCGCGTCTTAGAAAAGCGAAAGGAGAAAAACAATGGATTATAAGCAGTTCCGGGAGACCAACTCCGTTTCCGGTAAGGATATGATCTCCGCCCTGCGCGAGCTGTACCCGAAGTACGGCAAGGCAACGCAGTCCATGGTAGATAACCCCGAAAAATACGGCGTCCGTCTCCTCCCCGCCGCCGAGCGGCACTTGGCCGAGCGCTTCGTCGGTGAGCATGACGGGCACAAAGTCCCGAACCGCCGTAAGCCTCACCGGCTCGTTGTCTACCTCCCCGATGATCTCTATCGTCAGGTGCGCGCCCTCATTGACGAGGAGGGCTGCACCACGCAGGAGTTTCTGACCGAGATACTTGTGAAGTGGCTCGTGAACATCGAGGAGCTTTCAAGGTAGTAAAACAGCCCACGGATTTATTCCGTGGGCTGTTTATTTTCACCCCCTTGGCTCCCCTAGGAGGGGAGCTGTCGGCCTGTGGCCGATTGTGGGGTCGCCAGACTAGCGACACGAGCAGAGCGCAAAAGAAAGAGCAAGCTAAAATCACCCTGTCATTCTCCCTAAAGGGACTAGGCGGCAGATTAATGAATCGGGGTATGCCGCCGTCGCGTTGAGCGAAGTGACGTGGGGATCCGCATCCCCGCCCCTCACGAGTGCTTCCAGATGTCGTAGATAATCTGCGCGTCCGTCTCGGTGTAGCCCGCCTCCTGTACCGCCGCGAATATCGCCTTACGGCTCGTGCCGTCCGCGCCTGCGATGATCTTCATCGCCTTCGTCCACGTCGCAAAGGAAATCCCCTGCTCCTCCGCCGCCTTGTAGCGGCGAACCATGGCGTCCTCCTTGCCGTCGTCGTTCGGCGGGTAGTACACGCTGAGCACCTTTATCTTCTCCTCGCCCGACAGATCGAGGCTGTTTATGGCCTCAAGCTTCTGCCAGTCCTTCACGGTCTTCTCGCCCGTCGGCGCAGTCAACGACGATACCTTGTCGTATATCGCGTATGCGTTGTCGGCGTCAAACCCGGCGTCCTTCAGGGAGTTGTAGCGCCCCGCATCGCCCGGCACCTGGCTGAAAAACGTGAACTGGTCGGTGAGTATCTTCCGCTGGTTCTGGGTGAAGCCCTCCCGCTCCATCCACGCCTCAAAGTCCGTCGCCTTGTCCGATGCCGTGTAGCCGCTGCGCTTCGTGCCGTTGAGCTCCTTGTACTTCTCGTATACGGTGTTCCACTCCCTGGCGCGGATGCCGCCCTTCTCGTAAGCCTCGGCCATGTCGTCCATGCGCGCCGTCGCCGAGGAGTTTTTAAGCATCCGCTTCGTCCCCGCCGTCAGCTGGTCATAGACCTTGAGGAACTTGTCCTGCGCCGTGTAGTCGTTCTGCTTCTTCGCCTGCGTGAACGCCGTCTTCGCTCCGAGGTATTCTCCGACGTTTTTGACGTCTGAAAGCCCCTCGTTGCCGCTCTCGCGCTCAATGCCGCGGTTCTTGAAAAGCTCCGCCTTTGCCTCCTCGCGGCCATACTCGTTTATTGCCGCGATGGTCTGCGCCTTCTCCTTGTCGGTCATCATGCCGTAAAGCTCGCTGTCCATGAAGTTCTTCAGCGTCCGCTCCGTGGCCTGCCCCTGCGTCCGGAGATAGCTGCGCTTCTCGTCGTTCGTCAGCTCGTATTTCTCCCCGTCGAGGCTTACGCTCTTCGGAGCCTTCCGATCCTGATATATGTTCTCCATGCCGGTCGCCTTGTAGAGCTTTTCAAGCTCCGTGTCCGTCTCGCTGCCGCCGAGCGTAGATATGCTGCCCGGCAGAAAAAGCGAATTCAGCATGTGCTGAAGGCCACCTTCGTTGTATTTCTTCGGGTCTCCCGTCGTGCCGAGCTTCGGGTCGAGGGTCTGCCGCAGGCCGGGGATGGCGTTTTTCACCTTGTTCAGGGCTTCCTCCCCCGCCGTGTCAGCCGAGGTGTCGCGGTAATACGGGTCAAGCGCCTTTGCGATCTGCCGGAAGGGTGCAGGGATAAAGCCCGTCGCCGTGTTCGTGCCGTATTCCGCCAGGCCCTCGCCTAAGGCTTCACTCCAGTTGTCCGAATTGGAGTACCGGATCGTGTCGTCCAAGCTCTTGAGATTGCTCATCACGGGTATATCCATAAGCGCCTGAAATGCTCCCTCGGCATAGTCCATCGCGTAAGAGCCGAGGTCTGCATCGGTGTCGTTTGCGATAAGCGAGCCTATCGCCATAAAGGCGTTCAGCGGTTCCATCCAGTCTACGGAGACCAGCGTGTCGCCCTCCCGCCATTCGCGCTTGGGCTTGCCGCTCAGCCAGTCGAGCGCCGCGTCTGCGTTTATCTGCACTCCGCTCAGCCCGCGCTCTGCGTTTCTCGCCCTTGCGTCGGAGTCGTCCTCGTCGTCGCTGTTGCGCATAAAGCCCGCCTTGAACAGCGCCGCCATGAGCGCCACCATTGCCGTGCCGGTCACGCCTCTGGAAACATCCATAACGGCCTGATGCTGCTTTGCCGCGTCAAGCTTCCCGTTCTTCGCGTCTTTCAGAACCTTTATGATCTCCGCTCCGCCCTTTATGACGTTTGCGGGCGAGTATTCCAGCGCTTTCACGCCGAGGTTCGCGGGGACTCCGGGGTAGGTGTTCACGACGTCGCCGAGACCGAAGCCGCCCTGACGTGTCGCCCCGTTCCTCGTGCCGCCGAAACCAGCGACGTTCAGAAAGTCATGTATCGCCTTTGAAGCTGTGTAAGCCTCGCCGTGATTCTGAAACAGGCGGTAGTCGGCGGTTTGCTGGGCGATAGCGGCCTTTTCCTCCGCCGTCAGTCCGCTGTTGCCCAGAGCGTCAAGCCCTCGCGTGATCTCCGCCTCTATCGCGCCGCGGGAGAAGCGGTCGGAGGTCGTCAGTGAGTATCCGAGCAGCTGCTGCCAGCGGGACATGAAGCGCTCCGCCGCGTTCCCGCTCATCCGCCATGACCGGCTTGACGTCATTCCGTAGCGGTTCTCGCTGCCGTTCATGTCGATGTCGCCCGCGACTTCAAGTATGGATTTCTGCATCGCGTCCCGTGCGCCCTTCCTCGCCTCGGAGGAAAACCAGCTTTTGTCCGCGCCGACGGTTCTTTTCCCCGTCGCCTGCGAGATGAGGCGGTCAATGGTGAGAGCTACACCGTTTTGTGAGAGCGTGTCCTGCACTCCGAAGGTGACGTTGCCGCCGATGTTCCGGAGAAACGTTCCGATGCTCGTGAGCTGTGCCGTCGTCTGCAAGCTTTTCACCTTCTGCGAGAAGGGAACCTTCACCGCGGCATCGCTCGCTATTGCGGATATCTGCCTGTATGCGTAGTCCGCGAGCCATTCGGCGTTCGACTTGTCCGACGCGAGCTCGCGGACGATCTTGCCGTATCGATTCTTGCCGAAAGTCCAGGTGTTGCGCCGCCTCGCCATGCGCTCTATGAGGTCTGCCATGTCGGCGAGATTGCCGTTTTCGGCCTTGGCTCGCGCCGCGTCGTACTCCTCGGAGTACCGCCCGACCTCCGCCGTGAGCGCAGATTTAAGCTCGCCGCTTATGTTGGAGCTGTCGATGATATCCACCGCGTCCATCATCGCCCCTGTCCCGGTGCGCGTGTACTTGGCGAGGGACTGCAAAGCCCGCGCCGTGTCCGTGCCGTGTTCCTGTATCGTCCTGCGCCATGCGCGGAAGTCGTCATAATTGCCGGTCTGCGCGGCCTCACGGTTCAGTGCTCCGAGTATGCCCATTGCCGTGTCGTGGTCAGTCCCGCTCCACATGTCCTTCGCCGCAAGCTCCGCCCGCGCTCCGGGCATGTCCTCGCGTATACGCTCCGCCGCCTCGCGCAGACTCTCGCTCTCGGATTTTGGGGTATAATACAGCTCCTCGCGCTCCGCCGCCGGAGTGTCAAGGCGCTCGTCTATCGTCTGGAGGGTGTGCGCCTCGGTCTGACTCCGCTTCTTCCCGCCGGACTCCTCCACCGTTTGCGCTGGGACGTTGGGATTGACATTCTGCGCATCCGATGCTATATTGGTATTGGAAGCATCTGCTTCCGCCGCGGGAGAGAGTGCATTTTTCGTTTCGGACGTGCCACGCCAGGCGTTTGCATCGGCGGTTTGCGCATCTCCCGCTTTTATCGCAGGAGAGTTCGCGCCGGACGTTTCGGACGTGCTACGCGAGGCTTCGGCATTGGCGACGCGCGAGCCTCCTGCGCCTTTTGCAGCCCTTGAGGCTGCATTTTTTTTGCTCATATACGCCGAAGTCACAAACACTGTCTTTGCCTTGGTGTCCGGCGTCGCCTCAACAACATAATAAGTTCCGTTGACAGCCTTGCTGAAAATGACCGTGTCCGCCTGCCCTGCGCGCCCGTTGGGTTTTACCGTCCGGTACGCTCCGGACTTTCCCCCGTATGATACGTCATCGTAATTATCCAGAACATATTGGATACGTGCGATGTCGTTGATATCACGCATACTGCTGTCTGCGCTGCCGTTCTCCCCGTGGCGTTTCAGGATATGCTCGACTATCCTCGGCTCTATTACCGTTTTGTTTCCGGTGGTGTCTACCCCGGTGAGCCGCTTTATGTCTTGAGCTGCCCTGTCATTGACGCGCTTCAGCGAGTAGCGCCCTATCTTTGCCCCGGCATTGTCCCTGACAGTCTCTATGTAGTTCACCAGATTGTCGTCGACTGCCGCCTGATACTCATCTATAACCGACTGCTCCGCTGCCGTGTGCCGCGCAGGGTCAGTGTTGACGACTGTGCTTTCCGCTCCGTTCGGAGCGGTATTTTTTATGCCCTCTGCGTTTTGCGCGTCCACGTCGGTCTGCACGTCGGAGTTTAACCGCGCAGAAGCGCCCCTGTCGGCGTTCTCCTGCGTGGGTGGTGCGGAGATATCCCCCTCCGCGGCCTGCGTCTCCTGCGCGTCCTGAGCGCCGTTCACATTCTGCCCCCTGCCGCTGTTGATAGCGGACTGCAAGACCGTCTGCCCGCCGCCGAGTATGCCGCCGACGATGAGTCCGCCGAGGGCTTCTTCCTTGGCTCGCTTCGGGTTTATTACCGCGTTCTCGTCAGTATCCGAGTAAAGCGGGACGTCGGTGTAAAGTCCGCGCAGACCCTTCTCGGCCATACCCTGAAGAACTTCTTCCTTCGCCTCGCCCGCCGTGCTCTTTACCCACTGCATAACGGCGTTCTTGTTGCCCTTTTCGAGTGCGTCTCTGAGCTGCTGCGGCAGCTTCTGAATACCGCCCATCGCCTCGTCGGAGCCGCCGACTTCAATCGTAGCGTTCGCAAAGCCGTTGAGGAGCGCGTAGAGGTTCGCCTGCTCCTCTGTCGCGCCGTCGGCCAGTGCCTCCTCGTAGCTTCCGCCCGCGGACTGCGCAAAGGCGCTCATCCACGCGGGAGACTTCATCATGTTCTTCGTAGCGTCCGCAATTGGGATGAGCTTTTGCGCAGCGCTGCTGCCCTGTGCAATGGCCGAAGCTGTCTCAAGCCCTGCTCTCGTCCCCTGCGCGCCGACGCTTGCGCCGCCCGTAAAATAGGCCAGCACCGCGTCAGGGATGGCGGCCACGACTTCGGGCGCATATTTCCAAGCGGTCTTGTTGAGCCTGCCTTCCTCAATGCGCTGCTGGGCTACGGCGTCGTTCTGTGCCAGCACCTCAGCCCCGCGCTTGTTATATCTCGTAATCCACGGGTCTTCGTCCTCGAAGCCCCAGTTCGGGTTTATCGTCTGAAGGGTAGCGTTCACGAGCGCCTTGCCCTCCTTGGCAATGCCGCCGAAGAGCCAATCGGCGGTCTGGGCTATCCGGTGGTCAGCCTGCGTCAAGCCCTGCTGAGTTGCGAGCTTCGCGTTGCCGAGGGCGTTTTTCAGCCGGTCGCCGCCGGTGTATACGCCGGTCTTGCCCTCCGCCTCGTCGAGCTTGCGCAGCTGTTCTATTATGGGCTTGCGCTGCGCGTCTATCTCGTCGCTCTGCTCCGTGGTCGTCACGTATGCAGCGGCGTTGTCGAGCCTGTCCAGCTCCTTTTGCAGCTTCGCGCGCTGTGTCTGCTGTGGGGCAGTCCCCGCGGCCTTCGCCGCGCCGAACGGAGCAAGTATGCCCGCCAAGCCCGCCGTTGAGGGGGAGTTTGAAACGGTGTCGTTCTTCGGCTTGGAGCTGCCCTCCGTCGGGGTCAAGAGAAATTGAATAATCTCGTCCCTGCGAGTCTGCGGCTTTGGCTGCTGCGTCTGCGCTGCCGGCACCTGTGCGGTCTGCGGATCCTGCGTGTTTGGCACAGCGGGGCTTTTTGCCGCCCCGCTGCCGTCCATGAGATATTTGAGAATTTCGTCTCTTTTTGCCATTCGTTCCTCCGTTATCTTGTCGCGTCGAGATTTCTCCCTCCGCCTACCGCGCCGCTTACCCGCTGCCCGTTCTCAGCCATGCGCTTAAGCGCCGCAAGGCTTTCAAGCTGACTCAAGGAGTATTTCCCGGGGTTCGCCTGCGCGTCAGCCGCCACCGCTGCCACGCTGTCTCTCACGGTTCCGACGTCTCCGCGGTTAACTGCGCTTATAAGCCCTGTAAGGTTCATGCCGCCGCGTGTTCTTCCGGGGCTGTCCGGGTCGGCTGTAAGCCTGCCGCTCGGCGTATCGCCGCCGCCTGAACCGCCGCTGCCGCCGGTTCCTCTGCCGGTAAGTCTTGCGTATTCCTCTGCGCTTATCTTGCCCATGCTGTAAGCAAGCTGCGGGTTCGAGTATATCCAATACTGCGCCATGTTGTTTGCAGCGTCGTCGCCGTAAAGCTTTGCGTAGCCTGAGAAATCTCCGTAGCTTGCAAGAGTCTTCGCCATAGCCGCGTCGCGGCTCTCCTGATTGCCGTACTCGTCCATAAGGGCTTTTGCGCGGTTGTAGTCGTTCTCGGCTATCGCCTGAGCAACTGCGGACTTGTACTGCGTCTCAAGCGCCGCCATCTGCCGGTCAGCCTCCGTCAGTGCGTCAGCCTCTGTCGTGCGGAGATTGCCGTAATCCCTCTGCCAAGCGCTGTTCTGGGCGAGCGCCGCCTGCGATGCCGTGCCGGTGTTGAGGCCGCTGCCCGCCGCCTGCCGGTTGAAGTTCCGGCGGTTGCGCTCATACTGCACCGCGAGGTCATTCGCCCTCTGCTGATACGTCGGCGTTATCTGGTTCTTGGTCTCCTCCTGTATCTGCCGGTTCTGGTTCTATGCGCTCTCAAGCTGGTTGAGCGTAGCGGCCTTCTGAGCGTCGTACATTCCGTTTATAGCAGATGCACGGTCGGTATTGTACTTGTTGTAGGTTTCCTCAAAGCTTGCCATGCCTTAACCTCCTATCAGCCGCGCCCAAGTCTGAGCGCCGATTATGCCGTCCTGCTGCAAGCCGTGCGCGCGCTGAAAAGCTATCACGGCGTTGCAGGTGTCCTGCCCTATCTCACCGTCAGCGCCGCACCTGCCGCAGGAGTAGCCGCGCCCGATGAGGAGCAGCTGCGCCGAGCGGACGAACTCGCCCTTGTCGCCGTAGCGCAGCAGCGGCAGACCGGTGACGGTCGGCGCCGAGGCGGCCGCCTGTGTGGTGGTCTGTGCGGGCTGTGCTGGAGTGGCAGCAGCCTCGTAGCTTATCCAGCGGGGCTTGCCCCACAGTCCCCAGCCGCGCCCCGCAAGCTTGGTCTTGACCACGCCGCGCGCGTGACCGGTTGCCTCTACGACGTAGCCGCCGCCGATGTAAACGCCGACGTGGGACATGTCCCGCATAAACACGCAAACGCCCGGTATGTCAGGCATAGTGTCGATGCTGCCGCTTTCGGGGCAGGCCATGAATAGCCCACTTACCGCGACATCCTGCGATGCTTTGTATATAGGCTCGCTGTCCGGTGTGTCGCACCACAGGAAGCCCTTTATAAGCCCGACGCAGTCATGCACCTTCTGGCCAAACTGCGTCGGAAAGTCTCCTGCTGTGTAATAGCCGGGGTACTGCTGCCGCTTCGCTGCGAGCAGTCCGGCGTTCGCCGTCTGGCCGAAGGTGCCCCACCAGTAGGGTTTGCCAAGCTGTGCCAGTGCGTACTCGGCGAGTCCTGTATTTGTCTTGCTCATCTTGTCCTCCTTATCAATACGGAACTATTCGGGTTCCGGTGTCCTTTTTAAGATGTTCTTTTCCAAACATAAACTGCCAAATAAGGTGGCATATTGTTATGGGCTTCTCCACCGCCGACGCTTTCCGTTTTACACATTTCCGCCATCCAAGTTTTTGTAGTGTCGGAGCTTGCTGGATAACCTATAGCAGCATCACCATATGGGCCGCCTGCATTTGGATAAGTAATTTTATGTCTGTGTGCTGGTATTTCATCTTCTGTCAAGGTGTGAGCCGCCTCACCACCAGTTGAACCTCCCGTGTAGGTGTTACCAGCCGCAAGCAGAAACACATCTTTGATTTGCTCCCATGTGCCGAATCCAAACAGTGTGCCGGGGTTTGTGGCCGCTGCCGACATATAGATAGCGCCGACCGGGTAAACATCTTCAAGCGATATTGCTGGCATAGTACCCACTATCTCATCACCTGCTGCGTTATGCGCAGTATACCCTGCCTTGAGTGCCGCCGGCTCTACCGTGTCCGCTGTCAGGTCAAGCTTAACTTCGCCATCTATAACAACCTTGCTTACTCCCATGTCAGCCTCCTATCGTGAGGGTTATTCCTCCTGCCGCATTGGCAGCTTCCGAGACTGGTATTGCCGCGACCGTCACAGATGATAGGCAGTTATAGCCGCTGTCGGGCAGAACCTCCTGACTTGCAAAGCTTGGAGTGACAGACTTTGCCTGTGGCTTCATTCCTTCGGAACCGGACATAGAACCGGCCACACCGAGCACAGCTATGCCCTCGCGGATGTTTTCAGGGATAAGCTTTGCTTTCTCCGCCGCCGCTATCTGCGCCTTGCCGCTGCCGTCGTGGAAGCCCATGGGAATGGGCGGTGCGCCGTCCTTGGTAGCTATTTCAAGTGTCTTTGCCCCGTTGTTCGGCATTGTGCCGGTCAGCTTGGAACCTGCCGCATAAGCGGTTTTATCCTTGAGTATTTCCGCCGCAGTCGCCGTCGCGTCCGAGGTGTTCGCGTCGTTCGTGTTCGTGCCGACGATGGGCGCTCCGCTCTTGTCGTGCGCTTTGATGCCCTTCTTCAGGTCAGCCGCGGTTATGTCGTCGCCCGTAAGGTCAAGCTTTACCTCTGTGCCGAGTATTACCTTGTTGAACTAGTCAGCCATAATATTCGTCTCCTAAAATAAGAGTTTTCCCGCCTGCATCGTTTGAAACTTCGAACTGCGGGATTTTCTGCACTGTCACGTCGTCCAGCATTGAGCGCCCCTTCGTCTCCAGCACCACCGGCTCGTAAGTCTTAGGCCGCACATCGTATTCCCCCATATATTTTGGGGTTGTGTCTGCCGTTATCTTTATTCCGAGGTCAAGAGCGAGCTGTGAGCCTGCGCCGATATTGGCGCTTATCCGCCGCACCCGCTGCATCTTTGCCGTCACGGTTCTCATCACAGCACTCTCCTCGTGTCTGTCGCTACGACCTCTATCTCCCCTGCCTTGAGTACGCCCGACACGGTGCCGTCGGCAAACTTAGGCCGTATCAGAAGGTCGTATCTGTCATCTGCCATAGCGAAGCTCTCTTCCTGCGTAAGTGGGAACTGAAACTCGCCGTTGGCGTAGCCCAGCTCGTCCGGGTAGAGCTTGGATATGCCTCCGAGAATGACCTCCATCGCCTCAATATCCGCGTCCGTGACAGGCTCGCCGTCAGCTGTCAATGCTATCGGTATGAGCTATGCGTCGCCCTGTAATATTGTCATGCGTCCTCCTTATAGCTTCGTGCGGCCTCGGTATGCCGTAGCCTTTTTCTTCCCGATGTACGGCACAGCCCTAACGGTTGCACCGTTTATGTAAATTACCGCATTTGACGAGGCATGTTCTCCGCTCGCAACGGTTTCTGCCCCGCTGCCTGTACCTTCAGTCTGGCTAGTCGCGGTGGAACTCATGTACGCCTTAACAATAGCCGATGCCGATATGACTATGGACTTCTCCCCGTCTGCGTCGCTGTGCTGCACGGTGACAGACGTTGGCGACGGCGTAGCCGGAAAGTCTTTGGAACTGCCTGCTGTGGTGCCATACGCGGACATCTGCGCAGTGCCTTTACTCGCTGTGTTATCGGCGGCCTGAATGCTTATATCCGCCGATGCAGACGTGCCGTAGTTGTTGCGACCCCAATACGTGAACTTTGACTCTGCGAACGTAACTGTGGTCGTATTCGCGTCCTCATTGTATTCGACCTCGTAGTTAATGCTTACCGTGCCGCTCCAGCTCCAAGTGCTGTTCGTCACGGCGAAACTCAGTGTAGCCATACCTCACCTCATATAAGGAAAAACAGCTCGTCGTCTGCGATGTCCGACGGCAGAGAGCTGCCATAGTGTACGCCACTGACCAGCTTGTACCGCGTCGCCGCCATTGCCGTATTGGGTGCGCCTGCTGCCAGCTTCTCGCCGGTGACTGCGCCCACACCAAGCTTCGCGGTAGTAACCGCGCCGGACGCAAGTTTGTCTGTCGTAACGACTCCGCCTCTGATTTTTGCAGATGTAATGCTGTTGTCGTCCATCTGGTCAGTGCCTATGGCCTTGTCTGCTATCTTCGCTGTGGTAATGGCCTTGTCTGCTATCTTGGCCGTGGTAATGGCCAGCTCCGCAATGGCCGCAGTCGCAACGGCGAGAGCCGCTATTTTCTCCGCCGTTACAGCGCCCGTGCCAAGCTTGCCCGAAGTCACCGCGCCGTCCGCTATCTTCGTCGAGCCTACCGCGCCGTCCGCTATCTTACTTCCGGTAACAGCATCATCCGCTAGCTTTGCCCCCGTGAGGGATGCGTCGGGAATGTTACCGACTGCCGCCTCGCTTATCTGCTCTTCAAGCTTTTCCAGCGCCGCCTGCACAGTTGCTATGCCGGTAAGCCCGGATATTGCCGCTATGCCGAGGTTTCCGGCAGCCGCGCTGCCCTCAAGCGCAGGGAGCAGAACGGTGTTTATCCACGTCTTGATGGTGTTCCCGGCCTTGTCGAACGTCGCTTTCAGCTGGTCGGCGGAAAGCCCGTCAACGTCGTTCGGCTCGTCGTCCAGCTTGCTTATCTATGCAATATCTTCTGTCAGTTTGGTAAATGCCATTTTTTCACCCCTTCGTATATCCGGTAAACCTCACTCGCATATCCGCCGCAAGTATCGTGCATGTCGTGTCAGGCTCCGCCGCCATGAATATAAGCTTATAAAAGACGAACTTCTTCGCCTTTATCTTCAGCCTTGTCATATGCGGCTTGCGGTTCGTGCCGAAGCTCCAGTTCCGGAAGTTAGCGCGCCTGAAGCTCGCCATCTGGCTTGCAACAATCTTTTCGGCGTAGGTGCTTTTCCTGTCTGTCTGCGCCGTCACGGTCACTTCGCCGTTTGCCTCCGGCTTTATGCCTATCCATATCTGAGCGGAGTATTTGCGCATGTAATCCTGCCCGAAGCTCATCGAGCCGCTTTCCCAGTATGCGTCGATAGCCCGCCCGTCATCGGTGATATGCTCGTAGCCTAAGTGCTCTATCGCGCCTCCGGACGTGCCGTAGTAAAGCGCGCCGTGGAAGTTCGCCATGCATACCGCGTCAAAGCCGTCGTAGCAGTACCAAGCGTCTGCCGCGTAGTTCTGTACAAGAGCCTTGCCGTTATAGCAGATGTAATACTCCTGATTGTCGTTGTCGTCCCAGCAGTAGCATTTCGCAAGGTCAAAGCCGCCCAGCGTCGCATATATCCGGTCGCTTATGCGCTTCGCCTGCCGTTCGTCCGCCGTCAGGTTTGAGGAGTAGCTGCTGTTGTTTCGCCACTCGAAAGCGTCCTTGCCGTGCAGCGTTCTGGGCGAGTTCAGCACGAGGCGCGTCTGCCCAAGCGCAGCGTTGCCTATCGCCCTGTTGATAGGCGATACATAAAAGGCTTTCGTCGTTGCGCCGTCGGCCAGCGTAAGCTCGCTCGTGCGTATGCTCCACGCGCTGCTCGATTTGAAGGCAACGAGCGTGGAGTAATGCCGTATCAGCCCGGTGATGGGCGTGTTCGCATCGCCAACGTTCACAACGTTCAGGTCGGGGAAATAGTCCGCCCTCGGCTTGCCGTCGTAGTCAAGCCCTGAATATATCGCCTGATTGCTCCCGTCTCCGTAGAGGAAAACCCGCGTGTCCTGCGCGCCGTCGTAAAGCTCGCTGTACCGCATCGAGCTTACCTGTGTGCGGAAGTTCGTCGCCATCGTCCAGCCTATCTCAAGGCTGTTTACGCCGAGCGCCGGAACTTCAGTAAAGGTCACTGTTCCTGCCGTCAGGTCTGCCGTGTATGCGCTCGCCGCCAAATTCTCGCCGGTTTTCAGGTCTTGCACATAGTCGAGGCTCTGCAAGCCGCTTTCCGGCAGCGTGAATTTCGCCGCCTTGCCGTCCGGGGATATCCAGCAGCGCCGAGTGCCTACGAGCTTGTTTACCTCCTCCAGCGTTTCCCCGCCGCCGCTCGGAGGTACGGCTATCGTCACAAGCGGCCTGTACCCGCCGACGTCCGAAAGCGTCGTGCCGTCATACTGCTTGTATTCGCTGCCGTTTATGAGGTAGAGTATTTCGGAAAAACCGAACATGTGTACCTCATTCGTGGTGTCGATGCTGCCTATCTCGGTCGCGGTGAAGGCTCCCGTCTCCGCGTTCCACAGCCGCCAGAGCTTGCCGCCGCAGGCGGCGATGAACTCCTCGCTGCCGTTTATGTAGCCCGTCCACATGCCCCGCACGGGGGAGGATCCGAGGCTTGCAATCTTCTTGCTGCCGGGTCTGCGGCGCAGATTCCCGTCTCGCGTAATGGCAAAGTTACGCATTGCCGCCGCCTCGCCAAGCTTCAGCTTGGTATCGCCGTCGGGATTCTCGTTCAGCCCCAGCCATGCTTTTATCTGGAATATCTTTTCGCTTGTGCTGCCGCTTATAGTCGCCATTTATCCGCCTCGCTTCACCAGCGGGCAAAGTCGCCGCAGCCCAGCCCGCCGTATATATCCTCTATCGGCTCAAATTCCTCCGGGAAGCCCAGCCGAAGCATCGCTTTCAGCTCGTCGTAGCGCTGCTGGAAGAAGCTTGCCGAGGTCGGGTTCTCGTCTATGAGCAGGTGTGCCGCCAGCCCGTAAGGGAGCACGCTGCGGCATATGTAATCATCAAGTCCGATGCTGCTGTCAAAATCACTTATCGCCGTTACGATCGGGCGCTTGCCCCCGTTTCGGCTCTTGTATGTGTCGGAATACGGGTAAACCTCGCCTATCAGGATGTTGAGGATAGGCAGCGTCCGGTTTTTGTATTCCTTGGTGTCCGCCGTGTCGGCGGCTCCGCTCGCCTCGTTCAGCTCGTCCATGAGCGCCATTGAGGCTTCAAATACGTCCTGCGCAGTCGTCATTTTTATTCGCTCCTTTTGAAAAAGGGCAGAGCAATGCTCTGCCCTTTATTGGATCAGGTCTTCACCGCATCGTAGCTGCCGATGGCGGAGCTGGTCTTGCCGGTCGCGTAGGCGTATGCTCTGAACGTGGTGTTCTCCGTGATGGTCACAGCCGCGCTGTAAGCCTGCGCAGTCGCAGAGGTCTTGGGGTTGGTGCCGTCAGTGGTGTACTTGATGCTTGCGCTGTCGGCGCTCGTGATAGTCACCTTGTTTGAGGCGGTGGAGAAGGTCGGAGCCTGAAGCACGTTGCCTGCGTTCTCGCCGTAGACATAGATACCGTCTGCGCTCTGCGCCAGCACGAAGCTGTCGTAGCGGACGAGACCCTGCATACGGACGCCGCACAGGTCGTCGGAGTCGTCCTTCGCGCGGAGCATACGCATCTTTACGGGGTCTGCCGTCGCCTGCTTGTACTTGACCATAAAGGCCACGCCGGACGGGAAGCGGTTCTTCGGAACCTTGATAAGCGGGCTGCCCTCGACCTCGCCGATCTGGCGTTTCTGGATGAACTCCTTCGCGCCCTCATACTTGAACTCGTCCGCAAGCTTGTACTTTACGGCGTAGTCGCTGCGTATGAAGGTAACGCGGTTTTCCATCGGGACGCCCGCGTCATCAAGCGCGGCGTGAGCGTTCAGCAGCGCCTCGACGATGTTGGTCTTGGAGATAGCCGCCGTAGCGACAGTGCCGAGACCTGCGCCGTCTGCCCAGCGGGCGAAGCGGTATGTGTCGATTTCGGGGACGTATCTCTCGTCCCACATCTGCTTGAGGTAGGCCGCGCCCTTCTTGAGGAAGTTCTGATCCTGCACGTTGGTCTCGTCAAAGGCTTTGTCAAAGCTGCGCTTCTTGGTCAGCGTGTAGGAGTTGGCCTCGTCGTCCACCTCGGTCATAGTGCCGAAGCGGTTCGCGTTTGCCGCGGGGTTCTAATCGTTCAGGGGGTCGGTGAGCAGAGTCAGGGTCTTCAGGGTGTTAACGCCCGTCCACTCCCAGTTGGTGCCGCACCACTTGTCGGTGATGGAGCCGGTCGTAAAGCGCTTCTCAAGGCGAGGCGCCCACTTGTCCATAAGATTTATAGTTGCCATTTATATTTCCTCCGTTAATGGCTCCCGGAGGCGAAAAATCAGTCGTAGGGCGAATCTTCCCATGCGCTGTCGAAGATGTCCTTCGCCTTTGCGCCGCTGCTTTTCCTGCTCCCCGTGGAGCGTTTTCTGTTGTCCTCGTTGCGCTCCATGGCCGCGATCTTGGCCTTGAGCGCCGTGTTCTCGTGTCTCGCGTAGATGTCCGCAAGGTCGCCTTTTCCGGCGGAAAAATCCTGCCATACCTTGGCGGGTATATCCTCGGCCTTGACGTCGGGGAATTCTCTTGCAAACCGTGCGAAGCTCTCCTTGCGGGAGTCCTCCGCTCTAGCCTCTGCGGGCTTCTCTTCCTTCGGGGGAGCCTCTTCCTCGGCCTTGGGCGCGCTCTTGGCTTTCTCGCTGCGCTCGCGCTGCACCTTTATCAGGGCTTCGGCCTCGGTCATCTCCTTGCCGTTTTCCTTCTCTTTTGCCACAAGGCGCTGTGCCCGAACCGTGTCTATCAGCTCCGAAACGGTCAGTCCGGAGCCGTCGGCAAGCTCCTTGAGGAATTCTCGGTAAAGCCGCAGTTCCGGGCGGATGCTGTCGCGTTCCTCTCGAATGCGGTCGTAATCCATGCCCTTCTGCGCAAGCTTTATAACCTCTTCGCGGTCAACGCTCCGTGTCTCCTCAAGGTGCTTGAGCTCAAAGCGCTGGTCTGCACTCTCCCCCTGCTGCCCCTCCGGTTCCTCGGCTCCGTCGTCCGCGCCCTCGTCGTGAGGGTCGTCGGCAGTGTCGGTCTCCTCCGCCTCCTGCTCGTCAGCCTCGGCGCCCTCGGCCTCCTCCTGCTCTGCGGCGGGTTCAGTCTCCGCGGCGGGATCGTCATCCCAGAACGCGTCGCTGTCTGCCCAGTCCTCAGCGCCTTCGGTCTCAACTGCTTCGTTAATCTCTTCGTACATTCAATTCTCCTTGTCCGCTATGGTCGGCGGTCTATGTTACGGCATTGGTCTATGCCGGTGGATATATTCTTATAGAGGCGGGAAAAGGCTTTCGCCTTATTCCCTGTCTTCTTCCGAGTGTTCGGGGAGATGTGCCCCGCCGCCGGTTTTGGCGTCAAGCGTATCCTTGTAGTTCTTCAGACTCCTTTTCAGCCATTCGGGAATTGGTGCGCCGAGCTTTCCGGCGTTTTCAATAATGGAGCCCAGCTCAGTTACGATGTACCACAGCAGCACGACCGGCGTCACCAACACACTGTAATCTATGCCGAAGTCTATTCCGGAGCCTTTCAGTATCACGCCTATTGCGATGTCGCACATTGCCGCAACCAGCACCGCCACTATCTCGCCCAGCTTGTGCCAAAGCCCCGCTCTTGCAACGGCGCTCGACCATTCGCCGTTGGATTTCGCCGCCCACGTGCCGGTGATATAGTCCAGCAGTACGCAGCCCAGCCACACAATTATCGCCCAGCCCAGCCAGCCCCAGAGAGCCGTCAGGAAAGCGAAAAATGCAGCTATCGCGGCCTTTATCTCAGCCGCCTTGTCAGGTGCAGTCATTTTCTTTTCCTCCTGTCAGATAAGTCCTTGAGTCGATCCCGACTCCAACACCTTGCGTTGCAGATCAGAGAATCCGCCGCCCGTGGGGATTTCCGGCTTTGCCTGTGCCGCCACGTCGCCGGTCGCCGCATTGGGTGGTGCTCCGGGCGGAACCGCGTTCATGGCCTGCGTTGCTTTCAGCTCGTTTATCAATGCCCGGCGCGCCGGTATATAGCCGTCGGGGATTCTCTCAAGATACTGTATTGCGTTGATATGCCCGTTCATCAGCAGATTGTCCAGCGTCTGGATTGACGCTATCTCGGAGTAGTAGGAGCTTGCGCCAACGTCGAGCTTCAGCATCATCGGGTGGAATTTCAACGTGTCAAAGTCGAATTCCGCAATGATGGAGTCCGGAACCGGCATTCCTGCGAATTCATACTGCTGCCGTATCTCCGGCGTAGGCTCCATGTCAACCGCGCGCACTCCGTAGTAGGCGGACATGAAGTCGAGGTATATCCTGAACAAGTCCTCCACCGCCTGATAAAGGTTGAGCTTCGTCATCTCCATCGGCGTGGATGCCGCGCGTTGAAGCGCTATGATGGCGGAGGTATTGTCGGGGCGAGTGTCGCCGAGCGCAACGCTCGTAGCGCCGAGGCATTCTTCCGTCTGCTTTACCGCCATGTCGATGAACTGCGCCACCTGCGGAGATATGGAGGCGGGGTCTATCACCTTCGCCACCGTCGATACGTCGCCGCCCGATATGCCGATTGCCGTGCCGACGCCGTTGTCCCAGCGCTTTATGCGGGTCTTGTCGTATATCCATTTCGGGAACGCCGTGCGGAGCATTGAGAGCATTGCCGCCGCCCAAATCTTGTTGACGAACATCTGGTTCGGGGTCAGTCCCGTCACCATGCTCTGCCCGTGGTAGCAGTCCTGCACGTAGTCCCAACTCAGCCAGCAGATAGGATAAAGCGAAAGCTTCGTGTCTATCGGGGCAGTCACGCCGGAATTGCGCGTGAATTCATACTGCCATATGTGCCCCGTCTCCTCGTCGCGCCACAGCAGTAAAAGCACGGTCGTCTTGTCGTCCGTCACCTTCGCCGTGTCAACGCTGTCGTCTTCACAGTCGGGGCTGATACTCTGCCACTCGGCCATCCCGTTTTCCTTCGCCCTGCGGCGGACGATACGGGTTATCTCGCGGCTGCCTATCATTATCCACGGCTGGGTCTGTACGCGCCGGTCATTCGGGTTCCCGAAGTACACCCGCGTGTTTTCTACTATCTCCGTCCGGATCATACCCTTGGACTGCTGCCCGGTCTCCGCGTCGGCGTCCCAATAGGTGTACAGGCAGCCGTCGCCGTCCACCGCGGCATTGCGGGCAAATTCTCTCAGCAGAGAGGATATCTTGTTTCTTGCCGCCAGCGCGTCAAACTCCTCGTTCACTATCCGCACCGGCTCTATAAGCCCGTCGGTGTTCGCGGTGTTCGCAAGAGGCGAGGCCGTCACCTTCACGTTGTCCGAGGTTATCGTCGCCACGTCGAAGCCGACGACGCGCTTTATGAAGTTGAAAACCGGAGTCGGCAGGCCGTTGGACTGCACGCCCTCCCACTGTTTACCGATGTAGAAATTCTCGTTCACCCGCACCGTCTCGCGCAGGTTTATGTTGGAGTTGAAGCGTTCGGCTTCGTCGTAGAGCCGCCAGCCGCTCTGCTAATCAGGCAGCTTTTTGCCGTAGAAAATATCAAACTGTCCCATTTATCAGCCTCGCTTTACTGCGTCCTTCATGCCGTAATTCATAATGCCGTTGATCCCCGCGAGAAACATCTGGTCAAGCGCCGCATTGCCTCCCGCAGTGTCGCTCTCCAGCTCTTCGAGCCGTCTTTTTATCTCGTCAAGCTCGCCGCCCTTCTGCCCCGACACCTGCTCTTCCAGCTCTTCGAGCCGCGTGTTTAACCGCTCCTGCGCTCTCGCAAGGCGCGCCACCTGTTCCAGCATGTCTTCCTCTTCCGCTTTACCTGAGAGGCTGTGGTACAGAAAAGCAAGAGCGCCCACGAAGGCCACGGCAAAGATTAAGATAAGTATGATAGTCAGCAATGTAATCTCCTTTCTCTTGGTGAGCCGGGAAGGAATCGAACCTTCTCCGCCGTCAGGCAGCTGATTTAGAGTCAGCCACAATCCCATTCTGCCACCGGCTCATATACGCGCCTTACTTGAAGGCGCTCTCTCCGCCCACTCCCACAAGGTTTATCGTGAGCTTCCGCTCGCCGCCGGAGTCGGCAGGCCGGTCTATGTAGCCGCCGTTTGACGGCTGCTTCAGCGCATTGAGGCAGCCCTGCGCCGCCTTGTTGTCGCTGGTCATCTTCCGCACGAGGTAGCTTTCGCGCTTATCCTTCGCCCACGAAAGTATCTCGCGGAACTCTTTTCCATCCGCGTTCTCGTCCTTGCAGTATTTGTCGAGGGTCTGCGCCGTAACGCCAAGCTCAAGCCTCATTCCCGCTTCGTCGGGGAAAATGCCCTCCGCCTCGCACTTCTCTATGTAGGCCTCGACAGCTGCCCGCAGCTTGTCAGGGCTGTCCTATTTTCTCTTCGGGCCGGGTTTTGCCATCGTGTCACCTCACAGTAAATATCTTGCGTCGGCACGGTCGCCGCACATGTAATGCTCGTAGCTGTCGCCGTCCTCGTCCTCGTCGTCCTCCGGCTGAAGCTCCGGCAGGGCTTCGCCGCTTATAACCCGCGTCACGCAGAAATAACGTATTCCGTCAACGGTGTGGGTTATCTCGTGCGGGTCTTTCGCGCAGTCGTTCGGGTTCTTGTCGTCCTGCTGTATCGCCTTCAGGTCGCTGATTGCCTTCTTGCACCCGTCGAAGAACATCAGCCCCGGCAGTCTGTCCGGAGCCTGCCCCGCGGGGTAAAGGCTTTGCACATAGGGGTCTTTCAGCGCTATCGGAGCCATCATGTCTTTCATGACCATGTGCCCCTGCACGCGGTTATTGTCGCTCCTCACGATGTTCACGCCATTCAGGAGAAACAGCTCCGCCATTGTCTTGCCGGTCTCTTTCTGCCGGTTCCACATATCGGGCGGCGCGTATGTCGCTATGATCTGCTCATTTGCAAGGGTGTGGTCAAGCGCAGCCTTCGCCGCGTCCTTTACTATCAGCCCCTCATGCTCAAACGAGCGGTAGCACCAGCAGCGCCCGTCCTCGTCCACTGCCCACCAGAAGCAGGCGAACATATCAAGGCCGTAGTCGAACGAGCGGTAGCGCGTCCAATGCTGCGGTATCTTGAACGGAGCCGTCACGTTCCGTCCACTCAGCATTTCGGGGAAGTAGTTCCCGCCGATGCTGTCCCAGTCGCCGTCACGGTAAGCGCGCCGAAGCTCCTCCGGCATCTGGGCCAGGTTCTTCAGGTACAAGGGCGAGGACTTGAGCAGGAAGGTGTTGTCCTCCGCCTTTGCGAAGATGAAGGTATAATCGTCCGGATTCTCGTCCTCTTCGGGGTTCGCGCTTCGCTTGAAGTCCCTGTCGATGAAGAGCCGCTTGACCCAGGCATGACCTACGCCGCCGGGGTTGCACGTCAGGTACATCCGCTTCGGAATGTCGTTCACGCCTCGCAGACAGCCGCCGAGGAAGTTGAAGGCGCGCTCCGTGAACTGCGTCGCCTCGTCTATGAAAATCCAGTCGTATTCAAGGCCGTTGTACTCGTTGAAGCTCTCTTCTCCGCTCCAATGGCCGAACTTGATGGTTGACCCGTTTTCAAAGGTCATCAAGTGCGATGTGTTGTTGTAGCTGAACAGCTCCGGACTCACCATGCGCAGTATCGGCCGGATGTGGTTTTCCTCCAGCTCGTTATACGTCTTTCGCATTATGAGTATCTTTATCCCCGGATAGCCCACCAGCGCCGCGCCTATCGCCTTTATCCTGACGATATGCGTCTTGCCGCCGCCCTTTGCTCCGCCGTAACAGGTGAACAGGGTGTGGCTGTCGAGGAATTCCTTCTGCTTCGGGTTGACCTCGCCCGGATCCCACTCGATATTTACATTTCCGGACGCTTTCTTCTTCAACCGCTTATCTCCCTGAAAAGAAAGTGAGCCACCGGCAAAGCACTTTTCAATGCTTCGTCAATGGCTCACGGCCTGTTCGGCTGGCGGCTTATAGCCTCACTGCCAGCTCTTATTTGCCCGCCGTCATTCCAGACGGAGCCGCAGCAGCTGCGCTGTGCGGAGCGGCTTCCTACGGCGCCGCTTCTTGATAGAAAGGAGAGCACGAACCTATGTCGCGTGTGGTAGCAGAGGCCGGAATCGAACCGACGTAGCCGGAATTATGAGTCCCGGAGGAGCACCAGCACTCTCTCTGCTATATGAACGCACAGAGGCAACGTGCATCGGTCTCACACCCGCCGCCGCTGTGCTGCGCTATAACCACCTCAGAACTCGAACCGCATCGCGTGACCAAATCGAAATGCCGTCCGTGCAAGGCGAAGGACTTTACGCCTTTCGGATAGCCTTGCCCTTTGCTTGTACCGCTGGCCAGAGGCTCCGAGCAAGTCAAACTGTTTTTATGAGGGACAGCTCCTCGCGGTTTCTCACGCTCAACCGCCGGCGGGAAGCTCTAACCGGACTCGAACCGGTGTCTCCGCAGATAGTCGCGGCGCTCTGCCAACTGAGCTATAAAGCTATATGGAGCCGGCAGAAGGACTTGAACCCTCAACCGGCTGCTTACGAAGCAGCCGCTCTTCCATTGAGCTATACCAGCTTATACAAGGGGCGGCATTGTCCGCCCCTCCGCAGTGCGGGAAAGCGAAAGGAAGAAAGACTCCCCCGCAGCCTACGTCACAATTTTACACGCACCGGCATCTTGCAGTCACGCCCTCGGCAATAGAGAACTATCCCCTTGCCCACCGCGCCATACTCAGCCCGTCCGAGCTTCGCCCTGCATTTCGGACACATGATCCATCCGTCCTCTACCAGCGCTTCCGCAGAGGGCTTATAATTTTTTCTCGCCGCCTTTTCCAAAGACCCTACCCCCTGTTTTCTCCTACCCCACCCCATTTCGGGAAGCTTCTCTGAAACGTGTGTGGTATATATACGCCCCTCTCGGCGCGCGTACCCGCCCTTTTTCCGCCACCCCCAGAGGGTATCCAAGCCGGGAACGCCTACATCTGAAAGCACACGCACACCGCGCCCGCCCTGCCTTATTGCCCCGCGCACCGCCTGCGCCGCCCGCCCTCCTGATTGAATGATAACAGGCAGACATAAAACAGCCGGAACACCGCACACAAGCACAGCCAGGCACACAGGCGGCACTCTCTTTTGTACACTTCGGGCATTTTGTCTAATGTTTTGGTTCGCATAATGGTTATTGTGCGAACTTCGCGCCGCTCTTTGCCTTCTCGCTCCCAATATATCGCCACATTGCACAAACGTCAAGTGAAAACTTTGTACAATTGTCACAATCGCCGAAAACGCGCCCAAAATGTCAACGCCTGCCCTCCCGCGCGCGCGACCTCCCCCTATGGTTTATATATCTTCTCTCATCCTCTCTATCTATATCTCCTGTATATATCTAGTATATAAATATATCCCCCGTGCATATCTGAAGAGAATAATATATATCCCCTACGGGGCGCGGCTCGGCCTGCGATCCCCTGTATAATATATATAATCCCGTGCAGGATAACGAATAGATAACGACCAGATACGCGCGGCAGGTCACTCTTGCATAATGCACAATTTACAAGCTTTGTTTTTGTGCATATCTCCAAACGTGATTTTAGGGGTTGACAGTTACACAGTGTGTATGCTATATTCGCATCAAGCAAAGGGCGAGGCGGTCAGCTACACCACCCGAAAGGGGGTGAGCAAATGCCGATTATCATTACTCTACATATCTTCGGATACACCGTAACAGTAAGGATAAAAAAGCAGAACCGCCACTCCGGCAAGTGACGGTTCTAAAAAAATGAACTTAACTTAAGAGCTGACGTAAAACGTCATCGCCCTTTGTTGTTAACATTATAGCACTGGAAGGGGGCGGAGTCAATAGGAAAAACGAGCAGCGAAGCCAAGACCCGATGGATGAAAGCGAATTACAAGCGGTATCAAGTCCAGCTTCGAATTGATGATGACGCCGATCTGATTGCTTTTATTGACAAGAACAAGACCAAGTACGGCACAACGGAGTTATTCCGTACAGCAATAGAAAAGTTAAAAAACGAGGGTCTTAATTGACCCTCAATCATAAAGGCGTACACAGTATGTATGCTGAAATAGAAAGGACAGAACCACATGAAATACTTTGTTAACGTCAACAGCTTTGACGAACTCAAGAAGCAATACCGCCGCTTGGCGATGCAGTACCACCCCGACCGCGGCGGCGACACTGAAACGATGAAAGCCATAAACGCGGAGCATGACGCTATTTTCGAAAACCTCAAGCACGGCTGGAACTCCACCCATGACGCAGACCATCAGACAACCGAAAGCCCGGAAGAGTTCCGAGAGATAATCGAAAAACTGCTGAAGCTTGACGGACTGGAAATAGAGCTGTGCGGGTGCTGGCTGTGGATCGGCGGCAATACCCGCGAGCATAAAGAGTCGCTCAAAGCCGCCGGCTGCCGTTGGAGTAATAATAAAAAGCTCTGGTACTGGCGGCATGCTGAGGACTCGCACGGCTGGCACCGCGGCAAAAGCAGCATGAACGAGATCCGCAGCAAGTACGGCAGTCAGGTAATAGACCGCGCCGGGCGCGAGTCCAGCGGCTACGAAAGAATAGGGGCGACGGCGTGAGCCGTCCCCCGCTAAGAAAGGAAGATTGAAATGTTCACGAAAGAAGAATTTGAAACCCGCACAGCATGGAAAATGAGCTATGAAGAATATGTCGCGTGTTATTGCGCGAATTGCACCCGTGAAAATTGCCCGCACCGCGGAGCATATAGGCGCGTCCCCCGTATTGACGGCGGCCTTGCCCTTTGCCCCAACCTCCGCGAACGAAAGGAGATCAGACGATGAAAACCGCAGGATATTGGCCGTGCAGAAACGAGATCATCGCCGTGCGCCTGTCCGCCCCGCACAAATATGAGCCTTTCACCGAGTTTTTCGACGTGGATCATCTCGACGCCATACGCGGCAAATACGGCGCTGACCTTTACCGCGAGTGCTACGCCGACGCGGCGCGTGAGGTTATGGAGGCCGCCAACGTCACAGCGCAGCTTCACGCGTTGGGGGTAGAGTGCTACCCGATATTTACCCCAGATGACTGCCATGTCAACTTTATCGCTGTGTTTTCCCTCGGTAACACGACCGCCCAGCGCATCAACGAGATCATCCTCGCCGCAAATACTTACTGTGTTTTTCAATGTCCCACCTACTAACTGACACCACCCGCCCCGGAGGTCACGAGGGCAGAAAGGAATTACTATGAGCTATAAAGACGAGTTATTCAGCAAGTACGGCAGCCCCAGCCGGGAAGCGGAAATAAGGATTTGGGGCTACCTGAAACGCCCCGAAGCCTGCGACAACTTCGATAAAATCAGGGACTATGACCGCCGCGCCGCCGAGCTGATCGCAGAGTGCAAGCACCTGACAGCGCAGCTTATAGAGTACCGGCAAGACCTCGCCGCCAGATATAACGCCCTTGCCACAATGCCCAGCAAAGACCGCGTAAAGCTTGAACGGTATAACGGATGCAGTGGCATCAAGTATTATATTCGGCATATCACCACATACGCCGACGGGACGGAGACCGAGACGGAAACGGAAGTGTTCCCCGGCAAGGAGCGCCACGCCGCAATAAAGCGGTTCGAGGAGATAAAAAAAGCCCGCCCCGGCATCGAGGCGGTGAAGGATATAGAGCGCAAGTCATGGGAAAGATAATTGCACTTTTACGAACGCTTTTCCGAACGCTTGAATTTCTCCTTTGTTTTTCAGCACTTATACAAATTGCAAATCGGGTTCGACTCCCATCATCCGCTCCATATTTTGCAAATCCCGCAGTCATTGAGATTGCGGGATTTTTCTTGTTTTTCAATGTTTTTCGGGCTTTCTCCCGCTTTCAAATGTGATGTTCC